GTCCACGTAGCGGTAGCCCAGCCAACGTCGATGTGGCCCGGCATCAACTGGATGCCGACCGCCTGCGGCCCCCCGGTGGCGACCTTCGCCTTGATGTAGACACGACACCGAGCCTTGGGGAAGGTGTGCCCAACGAGCCACCCCTTATCGCCCCCTCCCATCTCCCAATCGCCATACCAGTTGCCAGCAGTACCCAGCATCCGGAACGCCATGCCAAAGTCCGTGGTCGCGTCTGCGACAATCTCCCAATCCACGCCCTCCGTCATCCCGTTCGGGAGGATGCCGAGGGGTGCTAGGAGAAGATCCGTGAGATTGACCGGCATCGGATCGACATGCCCGAAAATCGCGGGAAGTGCCTCGCGGGAGTTCAGCACCCGACCATCAAGGAGGTCCTGTGTCGTCTGCCGCGGCAGGCCCCCGTGACCGGTGTACCGGACAGCCTCGACGCTATTGCCTATTCCGCGATCTTCGATCTGACCGGCCGATATCAGGGTCGCGTTGCGAATGGTATTCATGTTGCCGGTCAGGATGACCGACGGATCACGGGCGGGGCAGATAAGCGAGATTTCGTTGAAAAAGGAGTTTGAGCATCCAAGCTCCACTGGCGCAGTCCCGACGATCGAACCCAGGGCGATCATGGTCCCCGTTATATGCTGGACCGTGCCGCTCCATGAGAACGGGACGAGGCCGTTCTCGATCGTCAGTCTGTTGAGCGTCAGGTTCTCTAGGGACTCACGCCCAAATGGTCCGGTCGCAATGCCAACGAAGAAGAATGGATTGTCGCAAGAGTGGAATGTGGTGTTGGTAAGGACGTTCCCCTCCCAGTTGACCATGCGCCAGCCGTTGCCAACCCCGTTGAAGTAGACGCTGTCCCAGTGAGACTCGTCGCAGGAGATTTCGGTCGTAGCAAGGTTGGTAAGCGGATAGTCGCACCACAATCCATAGGCCAAACGATAAAAGAACAGGTTGCGGAGGCGCCCTAGGGCGAACGTACCAGCTTGAAGGTAGAAGCCGGCCGAGGCGTTCTGGCCCTGCATCGTCCAAGACGACGCCTCCACGCGGACGTTGCTCATTTCCATGTTGTGCATGAGAAGCGGCTGGGGGTCCGATCCGTCGGCAAAGTCCGAAGCGAAGCCCGCGTTGCCCACGCCGCCGCGATGCGGGAAGGAAGCATGGGCATCCGCCGAGTCATCGACGCGCAGCGTGAAGTCGCGCCAGTGCATCCCTACGACATCGAAATAGCCGACCGTCGGGTCAACGTGGAGGATGTCCTGACCCGCCTTGCCCAGCAGCACGGATAGGCCCATCCCCGCACCGCGGATCGACTGGCCCTTGTAATTGATCGTGCCAACGAGGAGGGTCCCCGGCGGCAGGATAACCTCGCCTGCCGCCGGCGCGGCGGCATCGAAGGCAGCCTGAACCGCCGTAGTGCTCTCCGTCGCGCCGGTCACGTCCACATACCCGTAGCCCCGCACGTCGAAGGCGCCCGTGGCATACGCCGCGACCTGGGCGACCGTCAACTTCTTCGACGTGCCCGTCTCGTTGGCGAGGAGTTCATCAGTACCAACAGCGACCGAGGCGGCGGGGAGGGCGGAAAGCTTGGTGCCAGTCACGTTCGTATCCTTTCAGGCGTCAATTGGCGGCCAGGAGGCGAACCAACGACTTGGGCAACTCACCGTAGGACACCGTGTAGTGGCGCTTTCCCGTCCCGTCGAGGAAGTCCATCTCGACCTGGCTGATCTGGAAGGTCCAGCCCGGCGGTGTCACGGTCCCGGTGTCGAACGTCGCCGGGTCGAACGTCAGCGGGTCGAACGTCCCTCCGCCACTCCCCGGTCCGCCACTCCCCAGATCGAGCCCTCCCAAGCCATCCTCCAGCAGATAGTCGTCGCCCGACTCGAGGAGGAGGTCCCCCGAGACGCCCTCCGTCAGCAGGACGCCCGAACTATCCTGCAACAGATAGCCGTAGGTCCCCGCCTCGAGGAGAAGGCGGACAGGCGCGCTTCCGCTCCCCGTCGGCGTCCCGAGGTTTAGCGCGGCGTTCGTGATCGACACGGCCTGACCCGATCGCCAACCGTCCTTGTTCGTGACCGTGAAGGACCCGCGGATCACAGGCTGCGAGACCTTGGCGAGGTAGGCGGATCCGTACAGCGCGATCTTGGCGGCGTCCGTCGCATCGTCATTCTGGAGCGTCGTCTCGCGGCGCCCGTAGAGGGTAATGGAGTCGACGTCGAGCACCCAGTCCGCAGCCACCGGAAGATTGGTGATGGGATCCGTTGGCCCGACTACCCACACGGCATTGAGGATGCCCGACTCGTCACTCTCATGGGTCAGCGTCTCGGCGGCGATCGAAGTCGTCCCGTCAGGGGTGTCGCTGATCGCGTAGGGCGCGACGAACGCGCTGGTGTAGCCGTAGTTGATCCGGCTCAGGTAGTCGACCCACCACGTGCGATTTGCACCCGCTGCATCGGCGACCTGTGTGAGCGCCTTGGCGAGGGTGGCGACGGTGAACGTCAGCGCCGGCATCGATGTGTTCGTGACGTTGACGAGCAGGTCGGGTGCCCGGAGTCCTGTGTAGGCATAACGCGAGACGAGATACTGGACGACCGCCCGGTCATCCCATCCCGCGGGGGTAGCGTCTGAGCCGATGTAGGTCGCGTCGGCGTCCGGCTGGAGATCCGAAGCTTCGACGTCGATGGTGAACCCGGCGGGTGAGATCGGCGCGAAACTCCGGCTGATGACGCGGCCCGTCCAGATCAAGGTCCCCGTCGCATCGACGACCTCGGTATAGGCCCGTGCGGGGATCGTGAAGGCCCTAGTCGGGTCGAAGTGCTGTACCGAAAGCCTGCTCGCCGCACCTGGCCCCGAGTCCGTGACGCGCAGCGTCGTCAGGTCGTCCCGAGCCGTGTCATCCGTTCCGTCGAAAAGGATGTGCCAGGCTCCCGCCGCGAAGATGCGCGGCGCGAAATAGTCGGGCGTCGCCGTCCGCAGAGCCGACGCCCCGAGGGCCGAGCGGAGCGTGAAGACGCCCATCTACGCCGTCATCCGATCGCCACGACGACGATCCCGGAACCGCCTGAGTATCCAGCGAGGGGACTGCTGCTGAATCCAGCCCCGCCCCCGCCGCCGCCAGTGTTGGCAGTGCCAGCGGTTCCACCCGTGCCAGAACCGGAGGTGACACCGGCCTGCCCGTGGCCGCCCCCGCCGGTTCCTCCAGCGCCTCCCCCGGATCCACTTAGCGATCCCCCGCCCCCGCCGCCGCCACAATACGATTCCGCCGCGCCCGTGATCGAGTTGGACACGCCCGCCCCACCCGCCCCGCCGGTGGTGCCAGCGGTCTGTCCGACCTGCAACTGTCCACCGCCGCCATCGTGAGTGGTTGATATCCCGCCATTCTGTCCCTGCCCAAGTTTGGCTACGCCGCCGGGTCCGCCGGAGCCGCCATCGCCGCCGTTGACATAGGCCCCGTTGTAATACGAACCGAAACCCCCGCCAAGAGCAACTATCCTGCCGACGCAAGAGGGCTCGCCCGAGCCGCCCACCGTAACAGTCAACGTACCGGCCGGAAGAAGCGCCACAAGATCGTAGACGTATCCACCCGCCCCGGCGCCACCTGCTGAACCGCCCCCCGTTTGAGGCCCCCCATTACCGCCGCCACCCACAACCAAGACCTCGGCGTGGCCGGCATTCTTGATGACGAGGGTGCCGGAGCCGGTCCACGTGTAGATGGTCTTGCCGAGCCGGCTCGCGGTATCGACGGTCGCGCCCGAGGATGACGCCACGGTCGCCGCCGGGATGTTGGGCGGGAACGCTCGGACGCTCATGTCAGGAGATCGCCACGCCCGACGCGATGACGTCGAGCGCCGAGGCCGTGCCCGAGTAGACGATCAGCTTCTCGGTCGCGTTCATGACGATGCCGGTAACCTGGAAGATGGCCCCGCCCGACACGCTGTAGTCGTAAGCGATCGACGCCTTGATGGTCCCGCCCGTTGGCTCGCCGCTGGACCAAGAGGTGTCGGCGACATAGGCCCGGAAGGCCACGGTGTTCACCGTCCGGTTGGTGACGTTCAGGAGGAGGTTCCACGTCGTCAAGGCGGGCACCGTCCCGAGCGACGTGTACGTCATGCCGAGCGCGGTCGCGACGCCAAAGCGAGTTTCAATGCGAGCCATGTCGCCTCCTAGAACCAGACATACGCGAGGTAGGTGTCGTCACGCAGGATGGCGACGCGCTTGTCAACGATCTGGTTGCTCTGGACCGTGGCGTTGTTCGCCGGGACGTAGACCGCATGGAGAACGATGGACGCGCCCGGGATCGCGGGGAAGACCGGGTTGGCGGCGGCGATTCCGGCCACCACTGATTTCGTGCCAGAGGTATTGGCGACGATGAGGTCAAACCGCGGATTGGTCGCGTTGCCCGCACCGATCGCTACTGTGCCCGAGGCGACGATGACATCCCTGCTGCCGATGATGACCACGCCCGCGGCGATCGTGACGTTGAGGTCCGCGCCCGTGACGGAGGCGGCGCAGCCCGAGGTGACACCCGTCAGCCCGTGGCCGGCCGCAAGGATGGAGAGGTCCCCGGAGTCCGGGCTGGCCTGCGCCGGGAAGGCGGCGTCCGCGTAGTTCGGGATCTGAAAGGGCATCGTCGTCTCCTAGGGGGTCGCCCCGCCGCGGGCGGCGGTCCGGTAGCTGTAGAACAGGCGCTCGTCCACCACGCGGGCCAGCGTGCGGCCGTCAACGGTCAGGTTGATGACGACGGGCTGCCCCGAGGATCTGCCCCCGGAGCTCGGCGTGACGTACCCCGTCCCACCCCGCATCGTCAGCCGCTCCGGCCCGTTCTCTCCGACGAGGTAGTCGCCGAACGGCGCGATCGGCCCGCCGGCGGCTCGAGGCGCCGTTACGCCTGGGCTGGTCCATACTTGCGTCCCCGCGTCGACCGCGGCCTGCTGGAGCGCCCCGCCGGCCTGCCCCGGCCCGAAGCCAAGGCCCTGGGCGATGAGCGATGCCAGGGCATTGTTGCCCGATTGAGCTGCGGCCTTCTGGGCGGCCGACGTGAGCGCGGATACTGCCCCCTTCGAAATCAGGTCCATTGCCTGCTGGATGTTCGTCAGCGATGCCGTGACCCCGGCGGCCACGCCGTCGCCGATAGCCGTTCCAAGGTCGGTACCCGCCACGAGGTAGTCGCCCTTGGCGTCGGAGAGCAGGGCGAGGATCGCCGCCCGGGCGGTGGTATACGACGCACCCTGCTTGTCGAGTTGGGCCTGGAGGGCGTCGGATGCCTTCTTCCAATGGTCGACCTGCATCTGGTACAGGTTGTCTTCGGCCGTCTTGGCGGAGTCGAACTGCTTGTCCTGCGCCGTCTTCTGGACGTCGAGCGCCTTTACCTGCGCGTCGGATTGAGTCTGGAGTTGCTTGGTTTGGGTATCAGCGGCGGTCTGGAGTTGCTTGAGATGCTGGTCCTCGAGGAACGTCGTGAGAGCCGCTTCGGCGGTGGCCCTGTCGTCGGCTGTCGCGGCGGTGCTGACCGCAGACTCGAGCTGCGCCTGCTGTTCGGCGTCGCGCTTTGCCTGCAACTGGTCGCTATACGCCTTGACTGACGCGTTGATTGCGTCGATCTGCGCCTGGGTCTGCCCGTTGATGGCGTCGACCTGAACCTGGTACTGCTCGTCATAGAGCGTTCGGGCGTCGTCGATGGCCTGGAGGTTCTTGGTGTGGACCGCATTGAAGTAGGCGTTGGCACTGGCAGTGATCCGGGTGAAGGCGTCCGTGATCTGCTGCTTGACGGTGTTCATCGCCGCGCCCGCCGACTTCGCCGCCGATGTGATCTGGGGCAGGAAGGTGGAGCCGGAGGCGAGCGGCTTGAATGCTGCGACCGTTGACTTGGCGGTGGCCGCGAGTCCCTGGAGCGCCATGTTCGTCCCGCGGGCCTCGCTCGGAGTGTCCCCGACGAGCATCGTCGAGCGCCAGCCGGCGTTCCAATAGAGCGCCGCAGAGACGGCCTCTGCGTAGGCCGGGCCCTTGAGCGCGTCGAGTTGGGCGACGATGGCGGTGACGGTCTCATACGTGGCGGCAAGGACGTCCGGCTCGGCGCTCTGGAGCCCCTTGGCGATGGACTGCCCGAACAGGAGCCCACCGAGTCGTGACACCTGCTGCGTGCTGGTCAGCGAGGTTTTGAGGACGTCCTCGAGGTTCTTCATGGCCGCGTCGACATCGGTCATTCGAGAGCGGAGCCCGTCGGCATAGCCCTTCGCGCTCTTGGCCGCGGTGTCGAAGTATTCCTGGCTGAGTTGCACGAGGACCGGAATGATCCCGTTCCCGAGGGCATCCGCCGCCGCGTGGGCAGACGTGACCATGATCGACTGCTGATTGGTCAACTTGCCCGCGGCAGCCGCGGTGCGGTTGGCCTGCTCCTCATAGGACTGGAAGGAGTTGACGGTCGTGTCCGTGTAGTGCGCTACCTCGAGGTTCGCGCCGCTCAGTTCCTTCTGCGCGGTCGCCAGCGATGTGGTTGCGGCCACGACCCCGGCGATTAGCCCGGCGACCGCTGCGAACGGAGCCCATAGCTCGATCGTCGCTGCGGCGAGCGCAATGAAGCCGGCCGTGATGATCCCGATCGCTGCCGAGTAGTCGCTCGCGTGGTCGGCAAGGGAACCGAGCGAGTCGAGGAAGTCGGCGACCCCCTTCTCGGCATCCGTCAGGACCGGCAGGAGGACGTTACCGAGCTTCTCCTGCAACCTGTCCCATGTCGCGCCGAGTCGGGCCTGCGCCCCCTCGTAGGTGTTGGTGAACGCCTCGCCCTGCCCGGCGACGACCTTCTCCACCTCGGCCAGCGCGATCATCGGATCGGTCCCGGCCTTGACCGCAAGACCCAGTGACTTCAGGGAACGGAACTGACCGGCGAGGACCATCACGAGGCTCTGCGATGCCGTGGCGAGGTCTTCGTGTTTGTAGCGGGCGAGGTCCATCGCGATCGACTCGATGTCGAGCGCCTTGCCGACGTCATGCGTCGCGCCGACGAGGATCTGCATGGCCGCGGCCGTATCGGAGTCCATGTATCCGAGCTGGACCCCTGCCGCCATCCGCTTCTCGATGGCCGCAGTGTCACCGTCCCACGCCGGGACATTGGCCGCGAGAGTGGCGCGCAGGCGTTCCATGACGGCCTGCTCTTCGCCCGCCTTGGCGATCGACTCGGTGAAGACGTCTCCGAGGCCCTTGATGGCCTGGATCCCGGCATTGAACGCCGCGATGCCGATGCCCATCTCCGCGCCCTGGATGAGGCTCTTCCAACCGGCCGAGGTCGTGAGCGACGCGAAGTCCTTCTGGATCTTCTGGACCTCGCTCGACGCGGTGTTCTTGGCGCCGATCTGGATGTTGATGCTGTTCGGCACGGGGCTACTCCAGTCCCTGCGTCAGGTTGATGCTCTCGGCCATGCTGTTGGCCTCTGGCTTGAGTTGGCGGTAGGTGTCGCGGAACATCCAGAGCGGCGTCTGACGCTGGCCGCCGCGGGTGATCTTCGTCCGGGTGCGGACCTTGACGCCCTTGGCGGTGACCCGCGCCGTCGTGACCGATGTCTCGTGGCGCGCGTATTGCCCGGACTCCATCACGGCCGCCACGATGTACGGGGCGCGCGGGTTGTCATCACCCGAACGGAACAGGTCCGGCTTCATGCGGACCTTGCCCCAGATCGAGTAGGGGCCCGAATGGAAGAACTCGACCCCGCCGCGCGTCTGCCCGGTCGCGACGTGCGGGGTCACGCGCGACTGGACCGCGCGGAGCGCCTTCTCGCCGATGTAGACGATGGCCCGGGCGATGTTGCGGTTCAGGGTGGCGTTGGCGTCCGGCTGGAAGATCGGACCCTCGACCGTGATCTGCGAACCTCCAGCCTTGAGATCGATCATGGTTGCTGCTCTCGGGATGTCAGATAGTCGGCCCGGCCCATGATCTGTATCACGACGGCCGGAGTCGACTGGAGGTCCGTCCACGACCAACCGGGATGGGTCTTGAGCCAGATGGCGTCCAGGAGGTCGGGCTCGGCACTGGTCACGGGGGCACCCTTCACCCAGGCCCGGAGGTCGCGGTCGAAGCGTTTGGGTCGGCCCTCGCGATCTGCATCTCGAGCGCGCCCGCGGTGAGCAAGTCAACGACCGTCTGCGACAGGGCGTCGAACGCCGTGGTCGGCGGACCGTTCACGGCGTCCACGTCACCGACCGACCAGGTGGCGACGTAAGCCGCCGCCACCTCCACGTTGAAGTCGAGCATCTGCTCGAGTGTCGGATGATCCCCGGCGCGCGACATCTTGCGGACGATCCGCATTCGCCGCGCGTGGGTGATCCGCGGCTCAAGTTCGGCCCAGCCGCCGGGCCATTCGATCCGCTTAGACATTACGTGATCGTCAGCAATCCGCTGTCCACGAGGTAGATGTACGAGCTCGTGGCCGTCGTGTCATAGACGCCCTCGAGGGTGAAGGTCTGGAAGCCGAGGTCGTTCTGCTCCTCGTTCTTCATGGCGGTGTAGACGCCATAGAGGTCGAGCTGGATGTAATAGGTCGAACTGCCGATGGTCGGGCCGACGCTCTTGATGCGGACCTTGCGCGGCGTCTTGGCGATGTAGCAGTCCCACTCGGTCTTGTTGGCGTAGTACCGGGAGCCTTCCAGCTTCCAGCCGACCGGCCCGGGGCGGAAGGTGGCCGTCGCCGACGTCGTGTTGTTGAGCGTGTAGAGGTTCTGGAAGCCGTTGTCGAGCGTCCACTTGAGGCTGGACCAGTACGTGTCCGCCGTGGTCCCGATCGTGGTGGTGTCGATCGTCACGGCCGTCGTATTGGCCGAGGCGACGTAGGTCGAGCCGATGGCGGCGGCAGCCCCGGTGAAGGCCGTAGTCTGCACGGCTGCGTTGGGCGTTACGAACTTGGCGTCATAGGTAACGAGCCCTTCGCCGGACTTGTCGAAGGTGATCGCGAGGCTGTCGCCGAGCAGGTTCTTGAGCGTAACGACCGGCGCGGTCGCCCCGATGCCGTCGGAGTAGCCGAACTGGGAGGAGAAGGACGAGAGATCGTCGGAGGTGTGGGTCGGGAGGTACGTCCAGAGGTAGTCGACGCCGACGCCCTTGACGCCCGTTACGGCACCCTTGCAGAAGACTTGGCCGAGCCAGAGCGCCATGTCGTAAGACAGGACGCCGCTCATCTCGAGGGTGTTGGTCTCGGTGCCGGCGGCGGCGGTGTTGTAGCCCTCATAGGACCCGGTGAGCCGCAGCGGGCGGATCGTCTGGACGTCCTGCTGCCAGAAGGCCGTGTCGAACTCGAGGGCGTGGGCCATCGCCGTGGCCGCGGCGGTACGGGTGGCATCGATGCCCTCCCGCCCACTTTTGAAGATCTTGAGGGCCAACTCATGCCTCCTTTACCGGCTCGGCCGGCTTCTCTGTCTTGGGCGGCGACTTGGAGTAGCCGCCCGGATGCTCGGCGACGAGGCGGTCTGCCTCTTCCGGGGGAACGTGGAGCGGAACGGGTGCGAAGCCGAACCCGAGGACGAACCCCGGCCGCGGCCAGACCGTTACGAGCTTGCCTGCCATGCGGTCCCTCCTACGGGGTGAATGCGCTCGGCTCTTGCACGAGCACGGAGAGCGTGAAGTCGATGACCTGGTATTGCGCCTGCCCCACCTCCGCGTACAGGTCGGTGTTCCATTGCACGATCTCGGCCTTGGCGACCGTGCCACTCAACGTGATCCCCGCCTCGAAGGCCACGACGAAGGCGTCCACGAGGTTGTTGATGACGGTCGACGTCTGGTCGGCATCGGCTGTCCGCTCGACGTAGGCGTGGATCGGGAACGTGTAGTCGATCCTCCGCCTCCCGAGGGTCCCGCCGGCGCTCTCGGCGTGGTGCGAACCCACCACGGCCCAGGGCGAGGCGGGGATCGTGTCCGGTGGGCGCGGCGACGTGCCGCGGATCCCAGCGACGCCCGCGGCCTTGGCTGCTACCGCGACGCAGATGGCGTTGGTGTTCATCCGACCATCACATCGGTATAGGCCGCCAGCGCCGGGATCTTGTCCGTCGTCAGGACGCGTTGGTAGGTCCGCTCGCCTTCGACGCCGATCGTGAAGCTGGACGTTCCGCCGGAGCCGCGAGCCCGGTAGCGGGACACCACCAGCATCTCGGCGATGTCGCGGATGACCGGCGGGACGGTGGCCCAGCCGAAGGCACCCGTGAGCTTGATGGTCCGCCTGCCGCGGTAGAGCCGAAACCCCGACACCCAACCGAGCGAGAGCCGCGTGGCCGGCCAGCCCGGCGACCGGCGGAGGTCCGGCGGGTCGAGGTAGTAGCCCGTCGTGACTTCGGTGTACGTTCCCGTGCTGTCCGGCTGGTCGATGGCGGCAACCCCGAGGTAGGTCACGGAGCGGATGCCGCGCGGCAGGAAGAGCGTCATCCCGTCGCCGAAGTAATCGAGGTACACCGTCTTGGTACCGCTCGGCGGATCGGGGAGGAAGCTGCGTCCGGTCACGCTCTGGATTTCATCGGTCACCGATGCGATGGCGCTCAGGAGCCAGGGATCATCGCCGGTGTCCGGGATCGCGAGCCTCCGCTTGACGTCCTCGAGGTCGCAGAGGCCCGCCTCGCCAAGCTGGAACGCGGCATCGTAGGCGCTGAAACTTGTTCCCCCGGAGTCGCTGTACCGAACGCGATACCAAGCGGTCGTGGTGCCCGTGGAGTCCCAGTAGATGTACGTCGTCGTCCCCGCGAGCAGCGCCATCGTGTCGATCTCGGTGTACGGCCCTGCCTGGAGCGTCCCGCGCTCGATACGAAGCACGGCGCCCGCGCCGTAGGTGACGAGGAGGGCTGCCGGGGTGGCGACCGGGAGATTGAGCATCACGGCCATGTCAGCCCTTTCTTGCGTTCTCGTCAGCAGTCAGCGGCATCGCGCCTACTCCCGGTCATGCCTGAACCCGCACCCAGTCAACCCGCATGTCGGCGGGCGATGGCGTGGATACCGTCGATAGTTGGGTCCAGTTGCCGACCACATGGCTGAGGACCATGAACATCGGGACAGATGGCACGTTCGTCGTGGCCCGTGCCATCTCAACTCCGTCTAGGAGACTGGCGACAAACCCCGCGCGCCACTCCATCTCGAACGTGTGCCAGCCGGTCGTAAGGTCCGTGCCGGCGTCGATGGTATGGGTATCACTCACCGGGGTATCGTGCGGACCGTAATGCACCGTGAACGCGTAACGACTTACGCCGGGCCACGGTGACGAGGTGCTCGGGTAGTTCGAGGTATTCGGGTACCCCTCCAGCACGTCGAGTTCAGGTGGCCAGGAGTCGTCGATCGGCATCAGCCAGAACGCCGGCCAGAGTCCGTCGCCCGTTGGATATCGGATGCGTGCTGAAAAGTTGCCGTACAGTTGACTGAACAGACCCTTAGTCGCGATAACCCCCGCCCCCCATGCGCGGCCAGAAGGCGTCGTCATCCGCTCACAACGGATCGTCAGGGCGCTGTTGGCGACACTTGCCTGTCTCGTGTCGGTAAAGCAGTCGGACTCTAACCCGAGTTGGGTGCTATTCCACTGACCCATCGTCCACTTGGCCGCGTCGAGCGACGAGCCGGTGAAGTTATCTTCGAAGGTATATGTCCGACCAGACGCCAAACGGTGAGTCATGCGAGGAACACAACGGCGAAGTTCTGCGTCGTCCCCGCCGCAAGGGTCAGTGGACCGGCCGGAAGCGGGAAGGACGTGGCGACTTCTCCATACCATAGGCAGTCGGAGTCCTGCGGTCCAGGGCCCGCGCCGAGCGCCGCCCTGACAGTGATGGTTGCGTTGTCCGCCGCTATCGAAGCCCAATACTTCACGCCCGGAACGAGCGCAAGGCTGCCCGTGAGATTGATTGTCTGAGTCGACCAGGTGCCTGAGGCAGCCGTCGATCCGGTGGATGCCAAACGGTGGAAGGTGGCATCGTAGATGCCCAGGTCAATGTTCCCCGAGGTGGCCTGGCCGATGTAGGTTCGCGCCTTCGTGACGGTTATCGGGTGGTTGACCTGAAAGGCGCACAGCATTGCCTTGTTGGCGGTTGGGATGGTGACGTTGTACGTACCGCAGAGCCGTGGGTCGAACGGACCGACCCAGAGATCAAGCAACGCCGGCATGGCGTGTTTGTGATCGGTCATCGCGGCGGCCGGACCGGTACCAGTCGCAGCGGAGTCCCCGAATGCTTGGGTCGAAGGCGTCCCGGCGCCCGTCGCATGGACGTGATCCGACTTGCTCGGCGTCGTGGCCGACCCACCTGCCGAGGTCCCGACGGCAGCGGCCGTCGTCCCGAGAGCGGGCATCGCGTGCTTGTGGTCGCGCCGAGCAGCGACCGTGGCCGCGCCGACGGCAGCCGAGTCCCCGAACGCCTGCGTCGAGGGAGCCGTGGCGTCGAAGGCGAGGATCGTGGCATCGGTGGCGAGCGCCGTTGTCGCGGAACCCGTCGCGTTGGTCGTGCCGAGGGTCAGGGCGGGCGTGGCGGTTGCGAACGCGCCGGGATGGACGTGGTCCTCGTGGCTGGCAGATACGGCGGTCCCTGCCGTCCCCGCACCGGACTCGACGATCGGGGTAGCCGTGCCGAGGGCCGGCATGGCGTGCTTGTGATCGCGGTGGGCAGCCGTCAGGGCCGTGCCCGCCGCAGCGGAGTCTCCAAATGCCTGCGTCGAAGGTGCCGTTCCGTCATGGATGGGCTTCCACGTCGGGGTGGTTTCGCCGTTCACGACGCCGAGCACTTCGAGGATGTTGGCGGCTGGGACGGTGAGGGTGAGCTTCCCAGCGGTATCGGCGCCGGTTCCGACCGCGAGATCACCTGCGGCGTCCCACAGGGGATCGGTAGCCATCGCCCCGCCGCCAGTGGGAGCGGCCCATACGGGTACGTGTGTCGACGCGCTGATCGTCAGCACCGTCCCGTCTGCGCCCTTGCTCAACTTGGCGGCGGTATCCGCGCCTGACCCAACTGCGAGATCGCCCGCGGCGTCCCAGAGAACATCGGTGGCGACCGACTTCGCCCCGACGTATGTCTTGATCTGATCGACCGTCAGTTTCTTGCTCGTGCCCGCCTCGCTGATCGGGAGTTCATCTGCCCCGAGCGCTGCCGAGGCTGCGGTGAGATCGGAAATCTTCGTGTCGCTCATGCGTGAACCTCAGAGGGCTGCATGTGTCAGCCGGCTTGGATGTTCGTTGCGGTGCAACTGGTCGTCGAGACAAGCGTCCCGCTGTGGGCCTGCGTGTTGCCGGTGACGGTCAGGCCGTCAATGTTCTGGAACTTGAGGAGTGGGCCGGAGCCGCTGGTGTCGGACGTGTTGTTCGTGAAGGTGATGTTGGACATGCGGGCGCTGGTTGGCTGGGCCCAGCGAACGTCCAGAACGGCACCCGTGATCGTGTTGGAGTCAACTAGGACGTTGCTCACGATCTTACCGCTGTGTACGCCATCCACCGAGATGAACGAGTTGCCGAAGGTGCTGAAGGTGTTCCGCCGGAGGACGATGTTGCTGATGTTCGCGATGCTTAGAGACTCGGGCTCGATGTCAAAACCGCAGTAGCCGCTCGGCCCGAAGGTGTTGTCCTCGATGGTGATGTCATGGCCGCACATGATCGAGACGCTGGCCTGCCGTCCGGCGTTGGCAATCGCGTTGTTGTGGACCCAGACGTAGGACGAGTTCTCGTTGAGCGTCACGAAGTCGCCGTAGTAACCGCCACCGACGATCCCGCTGATCTCTAGGTACGTGCCACCATCAAAGTTGGCGAAGGCCGTGAACTCGTAAGCGTAGGAGACGCCCGGACTCGGGTTGTGCGCGGTCGAGATGAAGTTCTGGATAGTGATGTGGTTTGGCTTCGTCTCGGTCCACTGCACGTAAAACGTGGACTTCTGGAAGTCGGCGATGGTCGTGCCGGTCGGGACGCCGACGTTATTGAGCGTCGTGTTGTTGTGCCCCTCGAAGATCAGGTTGTTCCGCCCGACGACGAGAAGCCGCGAACTGATCTTGTACGTCCCGCCGAGGGTGAAGTCGATGATCGAGCCGTCTGGCACAGTGGCGATGTAGGCGTTCAGGGCCGTGGTAACGTCGGTCGCGCCGGTATGGTCAATGGTGTCCGGTACGGTGTGTGTTGCCGTCGTGACCGGGAGGGGAAACATACGGGTCGTCCCTACCGGACCCGGGATGATCCCACCCTCAAGGGCCGCAATCCGCGCATCGAGGGCCGCGGCCCGCGCATCGAGGGCCGTGGCCCTCGCTACCAGCGTGATGAAGTCCGCATCCGTCGTAAGGCCGATGTGGCCGGCGTTCCACTTCGACTTGCCGACAAGCGACGCGTCCGCTGGGTCCGGCTTGGTGTCTATGTAAGCGTGGGTGATCGGCATGACGAACTCCTATGCCGTGTGGAACGTGAGCGGGTCGAAGGTCGCCGCGTCGAAGGTCCCCGCGACCGTGGGCGGCGGCACGGGCGGCTTCTCGAGGAGGGCAACCCGCGCCGCGAGGGCGTCAATCTTTGCCTGGAACGCAGCCTCGGCGGCAAGCGCCCGAAGGTACTCGGCCTTGATCGTGGTCGGCGTCGTCATCTCAGGCCAGCGTGAGGACCGTGCCGCCGTTCGAGCCGACGGTGGCTGCGGTCAGGGCGGAGATCTTGCTATCAGGCATGTCAACTCTCCATCAGGAAAACGCCGGAGCCGTCCTCCAGCAAAATCCCATTCCCGTTTTCCAGGAGGATTTCGGACTTGGCAGGCGCGCTGGACTCGGCGGGCTTCGGTGATAGGAGTAGGAGCGTCGTCAGGGCGTCCATCGCTACATCGCGTAACTGGACGGCATCGAGCCGGTGTGGACGAGGGTCACGTCGGAGGCAGCGCCGAGCGTCACCGAGAGGTAGCCCGAGAAGTTGACGAGGAACGGATAGACCCCTTCGCCGATGCTGGCCTTGAGGGTGGCGATGGTGCCGCTAGAGTCGGCGAGGATGATGGTTCCGGCCGCCGTCGTGTTGACGATGACCGAGACGAGGGTGCCAGTGCCCTGGGCGACGATTGCAGCGGCGGCACATCCCACGACGATCGTGTCATTCGTGGAGGTTCCGGCGTCGATGACCCAGCCCGAACCTTGGACGGATGCGACAGATGCGAAGTACTTCGTGCCGGTGACGAGGACGGTATGCGCGCCCACCGTGAGGGTGTCGGTGATCGTGTTGCCGAGGAGATCGGTGCCGGTCACGAGGATCGTACCCGGCGTGTCAGCGTTGCCGGCAACCGTGCGGGTACAGGTGACGAGGCGAGCGCCGGCCGTCGGCATGGCGCCAGCGTTGGCGAGGGTGTACGCCGTCGCCACCTTCATGTTGGCCGAGGTCACGAAACGGTTAGTGACCGCCGCGGTAGCCGCCGAGAAGTTGGTGTGTCCGAAGCCCATCGTCAGCCTCGCTTCTCGCCGGGGGCGGCGGTGGCCTGCTCGACCTTCGGTTCAGCGACTCGCTTGACGGGGTGCGGGAAGACGAACGGCCCGAACGCCGCCTTATGCTGCTCGATCATCGGGTCGTCGGGATGGACGACCTCGCCCTTGCGGTACAGGACGCCGGACTCGGTGACGAAGGAGTCCAGCACGACATACAGGGCGGGCGTCTCGACTGCCTTCGCCATCTCGGTTCCTCCTTGTGAGGGGCGAGTCGCCCCGCCCCTCGCTCGACTACGGGTTTACTTGGGATCGACCGGCTTCTCCTGCCACTGAGGAGTCGTGACCACGGGCTGGCCCGGCTTCGGCTCGACAGGCTTCGGTGGGGTCGTCGGGGCGGGTGCTGTCTTGGTGAACTCGGGCTTCTTGGGCTCTGGCATCGCAGTGTCCCCTTTGTGGGTTGTCTCCAGGAGGGAGGAGCGGGAACGTCCCGCTCCTCCACTTGTCTGGGCTTACGCAGTGACGGCGAGCTGGCGCCCGGCGTCGATGTTGGACGGCTTGGCGGTGTTCCTCCACCAAGCCAGGATGCCGCGCTGAAGGGTCGGCAGGTTGCCCTGCCCGGCGCCGAAGATGTGCGGCACGACCTCGACCGTCATGCCGATGCGGTCGATGATGAAGTAGGACTTGGGGTCGATCAGCGCGCCGATGATGTAGTCGTCGACGAGCCCCGTCACGGCGGACGGAACCTCGTTCACCGGGTAGCCCAGCAGCCGGAGGCCGGTGTTACCCGTGGGGGAGTTCGCCGGGTATCCGACCGCGTTGTAGTACTGGCCGCCGAAGAGCTGGCCACCAGTGGTCTCGAGTGCCTGGATGGAGCGGATGGTCGCCCGGCCCATGAACCACTGCGCGTTCTGGCGGTAGCGCAGCGGGAGCGCGGCCTCGACGTTGTAGAGGTCGCCGATGGCGAGCGTGTTCCCCGTGGTCGTGCCGACGTGGGTGTAGGCGCCGGCCGTGGCGTGCGCCGCGAGGACGCCGATTGGGTTGAAGCCTGCGCCGAGCGCATCGCCGACGCCGAGGGTGAAGACAGACTCCTCCTCGGTGTCCTTGGCCTCGGAGATGAGCGAGGCGATGTCGGAGGTCCAGTTAGGACGGTCCTCAAGGGCCTCGACGGAGATCGTGACGAACCCAGAGACCCTGCCCACGATGGCGGTGATCTGGCCGATGGCCGGGCCACCCTCGGTGACCGCTGCGGCCTCCGCGGCTCGCGTGACGGTGACGGCCCCGGCGGTCACGCCGTGGAAGGTGTCCGTCCCGGAGATCTGGATGGTGCGACAGTTGGTTCGGTAGGGGTTCTCGCTCGTCCAAGCGCCGACGTGGACGAGGGTCGGGTCGAAGTAGAACGGCACGCCGAATCCGCCGGTGGCGTCCGTCTGGACGGTCATGGCGGCGGCGCGCGCCTCCTCCACGGTCATCGGGCGACCCTGGAGGAACTTGGCGAAGGCCCGGAGGTATGTCGGCGAGCCGGTCGAGAGGACGCGGCGGGCGAGCTCCTTGTCACGCGAGTCCGAGTCGATCAAGCGAAAGATCGAGGCGCGGGTCTTGTCCACGTCAGCGTCGGGATGGGGGTACTTGGCGATCTCCACGGCGCGCATCGCGTTGTCGCGCTGCGCCTGCGCCCACTGCTCGGTCGAGCGGTAGCGGTAGGGCTCCTGGAGGACCGGATCGTAGATGTCCGTCTCGGTCTTGCGGGAGAACGACGCAACCGGCTCGTAGGCGGCCGTCCGGTTGTCCTGGTTCTCGGCGATCTGCTCGGCGTAGTTGATGCGCTTGTCCCACGCCTCGATGGCGGCGTTGAGCGCGTTGCGCTCCGAGGTCTTCTCGTCCCACGCGCCCTGGTCTGTATTCGACAGGACGCCGGGAAGTTCGGCCATGCGGGCGATCTCCGGGTCGAGCTCGCGCCGGCGGGCGCTCATCTCGTCGCGGGTCTTGTACTGCGTGATGTCCACTGGAGTGGTCTCCTTCGGTGTCGGGGCTGCGATGGTCTCCGGCTCATCGCGGCGCTCCGGCTCGAGGTGCGGCGGTGCCGCGGCGTCGAGGGAGGGTGCTACCGGGTCGGGCGTTGGGACCCGCATCTCGTCGGTGATGGACCGAAGGGACACGGAGGCCGACGGGTACGCCGGCCAGGTGACGGGGCCAAGCTCGGGGAGCTTGGCCTCGGTGATGGTGCGTTCGGGGAGACGGTCTGGGTTATGCAGGCCCCCCCCGGGCAAGTACTTCGGGGATTGCACCCAGTCCTCGCGTACAACGCTGAACCGATGCGACGCGCCGTAGACGCCCTTGCGAAGACCATCCACCACAAGCGGCGGCACGCCTTCAAGGATCGTGCCTCGGGCAAACGGGCTGATCTCGTCCTCGCCCACTTCGTCGGTCGTGGCGATCGGCTTATCGCCGATCTGCGGGTCCTTGCCATGTTGGAAGAGGATCTTGGGGAGGTGATCGGCCATCGTCTTCTTGTAGGCGGTCCGGCTGAACCGCTCCATGAAGTGGCCCTCTACCTTCGAGTTGATCTCGGCCCACTGGTCTGCCGGCGCCAGCCGAACGGTGAGGGTACGGCCGTCCTCGGACGTGACGCCACCCGCCATCGCTCGGTAGAGGTCGTCTCTCGGCGCGATAGAACGCCCGCCCGTGTGGCTGTGCCCGGACGGAGCGGTGTCCGCGCTGTGCATCGTGTCGTGCGTGGCCGTCATATCGGCCGCCGTCGCGTCAGGGGGCGTGTCAACTCCGTGGCCGTCCGGCGGTTCGGCGGCGAGATGCTTCCGCATCCCGGCAGCATCGGCCGGCATGTCCATCATCATGGCTTCCCTCCTGCGGGCATCGGGGACGGCTTGGTAGGCGCGGCGGGCAACCCCGCCGCAGTCGGCATGACCGCAGGCTTCTCTGGACCGGTCCCGTCGCCGACCGGAACCTCGCCGGGGGCCTCGCCCTGCGGCATCTTGGTAGAGCCGGGCGCCTGGAGCTGAACGCTGAACAGGCCGGTGTGGTGGCCCTTGAGCCGCCCGAGGTCGTTGGCGGTGATGGCGTCGATGACGGCATCCGCCTCGAAGCCCGTATCGATGAGCGACCGGACCGCCTGCGAGTTCTGGGCCTGCACCGCAGCGGTCGACACCACGTCATCCTTGAGCGCCGGGATGTGGCGGTCGTCGTACCAGAGCTCCGCTGCGCCGGGTGCCGGGCAGACAACCTCGAGCGAGGCGCAGGCGTTGCGCCACAGCGGGCGGATCGTCAGGTCTGCGAACATCCGCATCGAGGCGCTGAAGTTGCCCGCGTTGAGGCTCGAGCCCTGGAGCCCCTCGGAGATGAGCGCCACCGGAGCGGGGACACCGGCCGCCGCCGACATGCGCGTCTCGCCGGCGCCCTGCGTCACCTTGAAATCAATCTCGGTGAAGTTCGAGCCGACCTTCTCGACTTTCGCGCCGCCCGTCAGAAAGAGCGTCTTGTAGGCGTTGCGCGCCCCCTCGTGGCCCTTGCGGATCGCGTCTACGGCCTTATCGAAGACTTCCCCCCGCACCGACGGGTCGAACGTGACGACCATGTTCGGGGTCGCTCCGTTCCGCATGAACGCCGACTTGTGCTCGGTCATGGCGATGTCGGAGCTGATCTCGCGGATGATCGGGGTCAGCCAGGACATCCCGCGCGACGGCATGAGCGGATCGGGTGTCGGGGCGAAGTGAGCGACCTGTTCACGTAGGAAATAGATCGGCGCGATGCCACTGCCTGGGCCGCCCGGCATGTAGACGAAGGCCACGACGCGGGAACTCACGACCCACGGGTTCTCGCCGCTCGACACGATCGTCACCCAGTCGGGCCGAAGGTGCATGAGGCGGGCGGGCGACCCGACGCGAGCCGTGAAGGAGTTACCGGCGAGGTCGACGTCCTGGATCATGTGGGCGAGCAGGTCGCTCGTGGTCGCATTCGGCCACGGGTTCTCGAGGATGGAGAGGTCGGCATTGCCGAAGAGGTCGCCCGGCACGCCACCGCGAAGTTGGCGGAACTGGAACCGAGCCTCGGTGAACAGTGACGCCCGGCGAGCCATCAGGGCGTGGACAATCGCGTTCGACCGGTAGGCCCACGCCACGAACCCGCCGTAGCCGGGGTCCGGCTTCTCCTCGTTCCCGATCAGCGTCTGCTGGAGGGTGAGCGGGTAGTCGTTCCCGCCGAAGTTGAGCGGGTAGGCGTTCCCGCCGAAGTTGAGCATCGGCCAGAAGTCCCGCGTTTCCTGCGGCGTGCGGACAGCAGTGCGCAGCCGGTCGATCATCCCCATCAGGCACCCCCGGCGCGTTCTCGCGTCAGATAGGCGATCGCATCCAAGAGACGAGCGGGACTATCTCCAAGATTGCCGATCCCGAGGTTGCACGGGTTGCAGAGCATCCCGCGGATGACGCCAGTCCGATGGTCATGGTCGATTACGAGGCGCAGGTCATCCCGGCCGCAGATTGCACACGCCCCATTCTGTTGCGCGATTAGTGCGGCGAAGTCCTCGGGCGCCATTCCATAAGCAAACCGGAGCCAATCCCGGTGCGGCTTGTCCGGGTTGCGGGCGTAATATTCCCGGCTCGCCTTTCTTGCGTCGGCCAGTCGGGCCGGGTCGGTTCGTCTCGCTCGATAGATGACGCCGGCATAGCACCTCTTGCATAATCCCTTAGCACAATGCGGGCGTTCGGGATGGCACGTAGGAGTCGCGGGACCGTTCGGCCATCGGGCCGCACTCGCGCTCACTAGAGACTCGGGTCTCATCCCCATGCCATGAGTACCTCGGCCGCTGCCCCCTCGGAGAGCCCGGCGACGGCTTGCGAGTGAACCATCGCGGCGGCCGTGAGGGCATCGATGACTCGGCGCTCCTGCTCGGCGCTCTGGCGCGTCTGGGATGGACGATCAAACCGCGCGTCGCCGTGGGGCAGGACTCGGGCGATGGCGTTCTGAGCATGGGCCGTCAACTCGGCGTCGCCCGAGTGGAGGAGCCAGCCGTTTCGGAGCGCATCCATGAACCGCTCGTAGTCCTGGACGGCGAAGGTATTCGTCTGCGGGCGATCCACGACGACGCAGCCGAACTCGGACTCGGCCCACTGGGCGAGCTGCTCGGCCCGGCTCGTATCCATGACGAGGGTGTGGATCGGGTTGCGCTCGTGGATCTGCACGAGGGCGCGTTCCACAAGAGACGGGTCAAGGGAGGTTCCATCGCGGGGCGGCACGAGGACGGTGGCAGGCCCGAACAGCCGATACTTGGGATCGCGCATCCAGAACGGGACGGCGGCCGTCGTGTCCCACTTCCATGCCACGTCGAGCCCGAGCCAGATCGGCTCGCCCTTCGGGATCCTGTCCTTGGTGGCGGCCCTGCGCCACTCGGCCTCTTGGATCGCGGCGTTCTCGGCCCGCGTCGGGCGGTTGCAGACAAAGCGGAGCCAGTGCTGCATCGTCATGGTCGGCGAGCGGTACTTGGAGCGGAGCATTGGGACTGTGAGGCCGCTGAACGGGTTCGCAGCCTTGACGGCCTTGAAGTCATCGGGGTCCGTCTTCGGCGGCACGGCCCATTCGTGAAGCACCATCCGCGTCGAAACGGCCCGAACGTGCGACCCGGTGCGGTAGACGTGGGTGGCGCGCTGGCGGATGCGCTCTCGGGTCTGCTCGAACTCGCTGCCGGGCTCGCCAGCCGTCGAGATGGCGACGATCTGGCCGCCGCGCTTCGCCAACTTGCCCGCCCAAGTGCGGTAGAGCGCCAGATCGCGGTGCCGGTGAAGCTCGTCGAGGATGCCGAGCGTCGGGATGACGCCATCGCCCGTTCGATCATCGGCCGCGAAGACCTGGATGCGTCCGCCCTGGTAGTGATTGATGCGCCGATAGCCCTCGAGGGTCACGAAACGGGGCACATCGGTCTTCTTCTTGCCCTTCGCCTGCTGGATCTGCGAGTGAACGGGCTGATAGAGCCGCTCGGAGCGCAGGACGAAGCCCTCGGCCTGCCGGTACATGATTTCGGCCTGCTCGCGGGAGCTCGCAGCGACCGGAACGGACGCATGGGGCCGATGTTCACAGTGGTAGAGCGCCAAACCGGCCACCAGCGTCGTCTTGCCGTTGCCTTCGGGCACGACGAGCCAGCATTCGGGGCATCCGGTGAACACATCCTCGATAAAGGCGTCCTGGAATGGCTCAGGATGCCAACTTTCGCCCGTGTCGAGGATCAAATCGGACGCCCACGCGCGGAAGTGGGCGAGGGTGAATGGTGCGGCTGGTTCGGGCAACGGGCGCCTGCGTGGCTCTACGGGCCGCGTGCGGGCAACGGGCGCCAAGACGAGCGTCACGCGACTATTTCTCGCGGAGACGGGGACTTGGG